GCCGGAACTCCGGCTCCGGCTCCTGCCCCTGCCCCCGCAAAAGTTATAACGCAGGCGGACGTAGATGCTACGTATCAATCAATGATGAAACAAAACCCTAACCTGACCAGAGAAGAAGTAGTAAGCAGATTGCAAAAGAAGGGCTACACTATTAAATAACGAGGTGATTTATGGCCGGTCGGGATTTAAGTAGTGAGTTAGTCGATGCCCCCGTAGGTAGGGATTTGAGCGCGGAACTTTTAGAAGGGGCTACTATGCCTGCGCCTACTGCTACCAAAAAGCCCTACGTGGGTGGTAGTTATTTCACCGACTTGGTTGATTCTCTTTTTGGTAGCTCAGATCAAAACAAGAGTGTCTTAGAGAATTACCAACCTACACCCCAAGAGCAAGCTGCGGAAGTACAACGTCGGCTTAGCCTAGGCGCTGGCCCGATCAGTAAAGAGACCGCTGGTAAGGCTGACCTGCTGCGCAGCGGGGTGTTACCCAAAGAAGAAGTTACCCCTCGAATCCAAAAAGCTGCCAAAGCTATGGAAGAGCAGCAACGCCCTTCTTTAGCAGACCTAATAGCTGCGGTGGAAAGTCAGCAACGTATAGAAGAATCTCAGTCTTTTGAGAAGCAGCATCCAGTTATTTCAGAGATAGGCAAAGAGGCCATTGGCAATATTGAAGCTATCCCTGCAGTAGTAAGCAATCTTATTCCGTACCCTATGGTTGGGGGTGCAATTTCTGCGCTTAACGAAATGGGCGGCGTGGCTGCACGTAGGCTGCTGCAAAACAAAGAGATCACAGGGGAAGACTTTGATCGGATAAGCCAAGCCTACGACCGAGTTGAGCAGGGGCTGACATACCAGCCTAGGACTGAACGAGGTCAAGAACGCACAGAGGACGTAAATTCTGTAGTACAAAACTATGTGATTCCGGGGCTTATGGCTATGGAAGGGTTACCGCCTATCCATATCCGGCCTTCAGTCGACTACATCCATGCGCAGACCAAGGACTTGCTAAGTAAGGGTGTGCCCCCGGAGCAAATACCGTCTTACATCCACCAAAGCAACTTGCCGATGTATGAAGCTCTGGCTAAGTCCAAAGGATTCTTGACCCCCGAGGCTAAAGCCGAAGCCCCTGTTGCGGAGCCCGCACCAGCTATTACGCCTGTTGCGGAGCCCCCACCAGCTATTACGCCTGTTGCAGCACCTGCTGACATACAAGCAACGATTGACCGCCACATACAGAATGGTATACCCGAAGCAGATGCCCGTCGACTGGCCGAAAGCCAAGTTGCTACTCAAGATGTAGTCGACCAAGAAACAGGAGAGATTACTAATGTTGCAAGACCTAACGCCGAGCCAGTTGGAGCAGGCGCTGAAGTGGCTGTGGAACCAAGCGGAGGAGCCGCCGAAGGAATTGGACAGCCTGAACGAAATGGAAATGTTCCTGCTGTCGAGGATGTTGGACACGCTGCTGCAGGAGAAGGACAACAGCCCAGTGCACTAAAAGAAGGTGAAACTCCTGCCCCTGAAGCCGTCGAAGCAAAAACGGAAGAACAACCCTACACGCCAACCCCCGAAGACCTGCAGAAACAACAGGCTGCGTTCGAGGCTAGTAGAGAAAAAGTCAAGCAAATAGCAAAGCGCAATTTTGATACTGCAGTTGACCAAGTAAACAATTTTGACTACGGTGGAAATTTAGATGCAGCGCTTGATGCCTATCGAACAAATATGTTCGATACGATAGCGGAAGAGGGCATCAATAAATATGACCCCGATCAACCATTTTGGATTAGGGCGGCAGACCGTGAATTTGACCGTTTAACTGAAGAATACAAAGCCAAGCAAGAAACAAAGGAAAAACCTAGTGTCACTGAGACCCCTGAAGCCGTCGAAACAAAACCGGAAGAACCGCAAGCAGCCGCAGCCGAGCCAGTAACTGAAGCCCCTGCTTCAGAAGAGCCAGCGGTTAAACGTGGTCGGCCTCCCCTTGCGCTAACACCTGAAGAGCGCATTGCTCGAGTGCAGGAAAAGAAACTGCAACGCAGTGCCTACATGAAGGACGACCGGGCTATTGCTAAATACTCGGATCAACTGGAAGAAGCAATCAAGCCTTTGGATGAAGGCGAGTACGAAAACGACGAAGCATTAGCTGAAGCGCAAAACGATCAGCGAGCCAACAAGCTCGATGCCGTGCGTAACCTGCTAGAAATTGAGCAGCGTCAACGTGGGACTGCAGCGGGCAAACGCGCTAAGGACATCCTTAATAACCGCAACAAGATTACCCAAGCCGAGATTGATAACATCAAGCGCGGCAATGAAGTGCGTAAGCGGGCAGGGATAGCCAACAAAAATGACTTCTTAGGCACTGCAACTACGCCGCTTAGTTCTACCACTGGCGTCACTACGACTGAAGCCGATCCTAGGTTCAAAGCTTTTACCAATGGTGCACAGGTAATCAACCACATCATTAAGACTGGTAATCCATTCGAAAAAGTTTTGGCCCAGCGCCTGCGCAATGTTGTGCGCAACGTTAAGTACACAGTTGTTGAAGACGGCGACGTTCTGCACCCAGACCTAATCAAACACGCAGACAGTTGGGATCAAGCACGGGCAATGTACGTTCGTGACCCTATTACTGGTGAAGGTCGAGTCTATGCTCGGGGCGCTAGTTTTGGCGCTGACCACGGTATTGGTCGAGGCGATGGTTTGCATGAGTTCTTGCACGCTGCGCTACAACAAAAGATTGACCTTGCGATGCAGGCTTTGGAGCGGGGGCACTCTCTTGACTCTAAACTTGTTAACGCCTACCGCGATCTAGAAAAGATTGTCGAGGAAGCCAAAGCCGAATACATCCGCAAGCTGCGTGCGGGTGAAGATATCCCTGCGCGTATTGACAGCTTAATTGACCACAGCGAGTTCTTTGAGAATCCGCACGAGTTCATTTCCTACAGCTTGACCGAGCCTGTTGTCCAAAGATTCTTGATGGATGCAATCGGCAAGAAAAAGGAGAGCCTGTTCACCAAGTTCGTTAACTTCGCACGTGAGGCACTCGGCATGGGCAAGGGCGACATCAATGCCCTTTCTGATTTGCTTTCAGTTACCGACACCACACTCAGCGCACGCAAGACTGCAGACATGCGGCTGGTGGAACAAGGTGATATGCAAGCTCATGCACTTGACGCAGCCCGCACTAACCGACCACCTCTGCTTGCAGCTAAACAAAACCAACAGGCTACGACCAAAGGTTTGAAAGCGGTAGAGAATAGCCGAGAAGGTTACGAGCTGGGCAAGGCGACTTCTTTCCTGCAGGGACTGCGTGACCCACGGAATCTGGCCCCGGAAATCAAAGCCTTGTGGAGCAGCATGGACTATAACGCCCGTGCTCTGTTTACTCACATGATGGACGGCGAAGGACTAGCTACTACATTTGGGGAAAAACTCCCTGCGCTAATAGACGTAAACAAAGGGTCGCAGCGCATGAGCGGCACAACGGAAGGACTCCTAAAAGGGGTTGCTAACCAAGCCGACGCTATCGTTAGCTTCTTCCGTGAGCACCCAGAAGAGCGCACTAAGTTTGAGAACTTAGTCAACGGCACGACTCTAGATCAGTACGACCCATCGCAGCCGGGTAACAAAAAGAATCAGACCTACGACGCCATGTATGCGTCACTTCCTGAGCAGGGTAAACAACTGTACGCACAACTGCGTCAGTACTACCAAGACATGCACCAATACCAACGGCAGATTTTGGCCGACCAGATTGACCAACTGAATTTACCTGCAGGTGAACGCCAAAAGATTATGAAAGAGTTGCGCCATATCTACGAGAAGGACAGCAAGATTGAGCCGTACTTCCCTCTGATGCGCTATGGCGACTACGTGCTGAAGTTGAATAAACCGGGTAGTAAAGAATACGTATCCTTGCGGTTTGAAAACATGCGTGAGCGTGAACGGGCTGTTGAGCGCTTCGTCAAAGATATGGGCCGTTCTAAATTAGAACTGCAGCAAGACGGGCTCTTAAAAGTAGAGAACGACATCGGCAGCACTCAACTACGAGGGACTATTGAGCGTTCTAGCGAATTGCTGAAGTCCATCTACTCTGCAATTGAGAACTCTACCCAGATGAACAAAGAGGCTTTAAAAGATACGATGTATCAAGCCTATTTAGCAACTATGCCCGAGCAGAGCGTGCGTAAGCAGTTCCTGCACCGTGAAGGCACAGCAGGTTTTAGTTCTGACATTCTGCGCAATGTGAACACCAGCGGTATGCGTATGGCTACTCAGTTTGCTCGCCTCAAGCACGCCCCTGAGATTCGCAATGCTTTAGAGTCGGCACGCATCCAACTTGAAGGCCAAGAGGAATATACACCTGTCGTAGCACGCATGGCTGAAATGTCAGCCGACTCTTTGCAACCTAAAGAAATGGGTGGGTTGGCGCTTGCTGCGGATAGGGTAGCAGGGTTAATTACTAAGGCGTCGTTCCTAAAGTACTTGTCTGGCTGGAGCACTGCATTCATGCAGCCTCTGGATATTTTTGCCAAGGGTGCACCAATCTTGCTCGGTAACCACGGCCCCCGAGCTATCCCAGAGCTATCTAAGATGGCTAAGTTGTGGAATCAATTTGGCGTAGCTGAAAAACTCCCCAACGGAACTACTCGCTACCGTATGCCTAGCATTGAGTTTGCTAAAGGTTTGACTGCGGATGAGCGCAGGGCTGTTCGGGATATGGGCATTACCCGTGATACGTTGGCCAATGAAGTCTATAGCCAAGCCCGTAAGCCTGTATCTAAAGTAGATTCGAAAGGCGTGGAGATTGCTAAAGATGCTGCAAACATGCTGGTGTTTGGCGGCTTGCTGCACCACGGTGAGCGTCTGTCTCGTGAAGTTGTTTACCTTACCTCCTACCGACTGAGTCGGCTCGAAGGGTTGGCGCACGAAGCAGCAGTGGAGCGAGCTGTAAACGAAACCAACGAAACTTACGGCAACTACTCTACGTACAACCGCCCGATGCTTATGCGTGGGCCCGCAGGTCGCTTGCTGACCATGTACAAATTCTTCCCGTTGGTGAGCACCAAGATACTGGCGGGTAACTTCTTGCGTATGCTGCCGTTCATGAATAAAGAAGGCAAGGCTGCTGCGGCTACTAAATTCTTTGGCGTTATGGGTAGTCACGCTTTGCTTGGCGGCGTCGTTGCGCTGCCCTTGTTCAGCGTTGTTATGAATACTCTCGGCGCTGCATGGAACGCATGGGGTCGAGACCCAGATGCCCCCGATGAGATGAAAGAGAAAGACTACGAAACTTGGTGGCGCACTGAGTGGTTGCCGAGCGTGTTGGGTGATACTAAGCTTGGAGATTTAACCGACTTGGTTGAGCGAGGCGTAGTTAATAAGATTACTGGGTTGGACTTGTCTAACCGTATCTCATTGAACGATATGTGGTTCCGTGAACCCTCTACCCCCGGCAAGACGCTGAAAGAAAGCATGATGAACTGGGGCTTGATGTTTGGCGGTGCGGGTGCGAACGCTGCCCTAACTTATGCACAGGGCTTCCAACTTATGTCTAACGGCGACTATGAAGCTGGCTTAGAAAAGATTGCCCCCGGCTCGATCAGCAATATGCTTGCTGCCCACCGCATTGCTACACGCGGTATTCAGGACACTCTGGGTACGCAGTTAGTAGAACCCGGCCAAGTACCAGCTATGCAGGTTGCAGGTCAAGCAGTCGGCTTCCGTCCAGAAGCTATTGCTGCTGCACAAAACATTGCCATTAAAGCGGGGGCTGTGGGTAAGGGTGTGTCGGTAGAAAAGGCCCAACTTGAATCTCAGCTCAAAGATGCTTACCGCAAGTCGATCGACTTCACACGTCCGCCAGAAGAGCAAGAGCGCTTTGACCAGATTTTTAGTGACTTGATTAACGACAAGCTTACTGACTTCAATATGCGCAACCCAGAAAATGAGATTACTCCGAAGGCGTTGGTGGACATGATTAACGCAGATGCTAAAAACCGTGGAATGCGTGAGGCTAACGCCGGTGTGCTTCTCAACAAGAAAAACGTCCGTGTATCTGGGGCCGCTGCGGATAGAGCAGCCGCAATCTTGGAAAAGGCTTACCCCCAAAAATAACCCCCGCACTAGGCGGGGGCAAAGTCCAATCAAGGAGAGAGTGAGTTAGCAACTGCGGGAAGCTAACAGTGTTAGTGTACCCTAGACTCTCCAGATGCGCAAACCTTTGATGCCGTCTTCTATGGATACTTTGGCAATCACTTTAATTTTCAAGCGCCTGCATACTTTCATCAACGTTGCCTTTGCGGTTTGGTGGTCGATACAGGGTACAAAGAAGCTGTACCCCTTTCGAAACTTAGACCAGTCAATGTTGTACGTCACCGTCTCGATTATCATTTTGCTGCACTAAGGTATCCAGTTGTAGGTACTCAGAGGACGAAGCATCAAAATGTAAGACACGCACTGGGGGTGACACCAGCTTCATGCCCTTGGACATCCGCTTGTTTGTGCCCTCTTTAAAGATGCCCATCGTGGTCAGCTCTTTGAGCGTATTCTTGTAGTTGATCTGCTGCTTAACGCAGAAGTCCTTAAATGGTTTGGCCGCAACGTACAAGGCTTTGTTGTCTGGCTCGTAGCGTATGAGCAGTTCTCCCCGTGGCTCAGCCAAGGGCATCGCCGACAGGCTCGTCCGTGCGTCAACTTCACCGTTCACAACCAGAGCGTTGTTGATATAGCTGTTCAAGAACTCACCGAGGATAGTCAACGGGGTTGAGTTTGGTGGCTTAACTTCATGGCGCATCTCACTCAACATACCCTTCAGCCATTCGTAGATAGCCCGCATGTTGTAGTTGTGAAGGCCCAGCTCCATAGCGATCAAGCCCCCTGCGATATTGCAAGCGCACAGCGCAGACCAGAAACGTTCCTTTGCGGTGAACTGAACTTCCTTATCCAGCCGTGCTTGGATTCGGCGCACCAGAGCGATCGAGTCTTCTAGGTTGTTGACCAAGTATTGCATGTAGGGTTCTCCGGCATGGCCGTAGTTTTCCCGCAGTTGATGGTCGAACATCTCCTTGCCCTCTTGAACTCCAATCACAGTTGTCGGCTTGATCTCATACTCAAGTAGACGCATGGACTCGCCGTCCGGCGTATTCTTTGCCGCCCCAAGTTTTTCGTAGAAGCTTGCGTTAGCCGAGCACAAAGTTATGCCCTGCCAGATGGTGTTGTTGGTGCGCAAGGTGTTGGTCTGCGCATTCATGCGGTTCTTGCCCCGGCCCTGACTGATGCTGTATGCGAGGTCGGAGAACTCCATGCCCGACATATTTGTGATCTCGTCGATCGTGTTGGCTAAGTTGTTCATGACGCCGAGCGTGTGAATCTTGGATGCGTAAGTATCCTTAAACATGGATGTCAGCTCTTTGGGTTGCCCGCAGATGCTGTTGCACATAAACAAGGCAGTCGACTTACCCGAGCCAGACTCTTTGTGGATCACGTTAATGATTGCGCCTTCCAGCCCAGTGAACTTCAGCAGGGGCGAACCGAACCCAGTCAGCGCCGCAAATGCGTGGGGCTCCAAGCCGGGGCGAGCGTACATGTTGAACGCTTCCTTCCATTTCTCAAACGAACCCTTCACGTGAATCTTTGGCGCTACGTCCTTAGTAGCTTCTGATGGCGGGCTGTAGAACACGCCGTCCTTTGTGATCTCTCGATCGCCGAGAATGAACTTGCTATTACTCTCTACCCATCCAAATTGTGTTCTCATCATTTCAGCCTTTTTCAAATATTGCAGGTTCTTAATAAACGAAATAGCGTAAGCGGCTAGGTCTTCGTATTTCTTGTTGTGCGCAACGATGCCCTCAAAGGCAAGCGCCTTGCGCATCTCTTCCTTCCCCGATACTGCGGTCATAGGCACAGTAAACTCACGCACTCCGTCCAGAGGCAGGTGCGCACGGAACAGAATCACTTCACCAGCATCAGGGTCACGCATCCGCTTGACGACATAGAAGTCATGCTCGTACACAAGTATGGGTTCTTCCTCCTCTTCGGAAGGCTTCTTATACACACCGCCGTTCTTGCCCCGGAAGTATGGGAACGGATACTCAGGCAGTTGGTAGTGGATGACTTCTCCGTCTTCTTCCTGCACTTCAATTTCGGTATCGTCGGATTCCTCAACCTCAATACCCAGAACGATCGGCGACTTGATCTTGCCTCTATGGACACAGCCTTCGCATCCTGTTGGGTTTAGCTTTTGGAATGTGGCGCAGTGGTGCGGGCCCCCACGCTTTTGAATTTGTGCAACCTTCTCGTCGACCTCACCCTCATCGTAGTTGGGGTATTGGTTTGACATCTTGTGTGATGCCCATTGCGAGTCAGTGCAGAACGCAGTGATCGAAAGGGCCGAGCGCCACAGTGGTTCGTCGATTGTGGCTTGGTTCTCGTAGCAATAAAGCAGTTGTGGACAGCCGACATCTTGTGCCGACTTAATCATGATGTTCTTAAAGCGTTTGACTTTGTTGCCCATCAGGGCTTCCATCATGGGGCTCAGCGTTGTGGGTATGAACGCAGGGCGTTCTGCTTTTGGCTCGGGTGCGCCAAGCAGCTCTTTAAATTGTTCGTAGGTCAGCGGCGTTGTGTTCTCATTCAGAACCTCTACCAGCTTTGCATCGTTGTTCTTGAAGTTGTATGTGCCCGGTATACGCAAGACACGGGAGGCTTCAAAGACTGAAGGGTCAACGATCAACCCTTGCTCTACGCATAGCTCACGTAGTCGGTGGGAGAGTGCTTCCCAAGGTGCACGACTTGTTGTTTGGTCGAGCAGCCAGTATGCGTGAATACCGTAGCCGGAACTCACCAGAATTGGTTGTGGTAGGCCGACAGCCTTGCAGAACTTCTTGAACTCAGTGAGCCCAATTGTTTGGTCGAGATAACCCTTGATGATGCCCTTCTCGTCCGGCACACCCTTAGTGGGGCCGCAGTCGATGTCCATCCACAGTGCACGAAAGTACAGTGCGTTTTCATGGGTGCGGTTATTTTTGTCTCCGAACTTGGCACAGCCAAAGAAGGCATCTACCTTGCGTCGGACAAACTCGTCGGCGATCTCGTCAACTTCTGCTCTGGTATCCACAAACCTTTGGTCTGGGTATTTCCCAACACCAAACACGCAGTACCTACCTTCCGGTGGTAGCACCGCTTCTAGCAGATCGAAAGATGACATATTAAACTCGGTTGTACTGCTTGACGAGGTGCGTGTACCGCTGGATAGGCTCAACTAAATTCTTGACAGGGGACGAGTCTCCCTTGAACCAGTTGTAGACAGTCATGCGGCTGACACCGAAGTATTCAGCCACATCGTTTACGCTTATACCAGCACTGATACACGCACGACCCAAGGCTACGCCGGGTAACTTAACACTTGCCGATTTATTGGCTTGTATCAAATTCTGGCTGTAACCATAGCTCATGAATTACTCCTCAGTCCAAGCTTTGAGTACGGAGTCCAAGTCCTTCTTTGCAGTTGGCGTTGGGTCAACCTTCTTCTCACGCTTCACAGGTTCAGCAACTTCTTCAACAGGCTCGGCCTTGGGCAGGGCAGCTTTTGGCTTTTCCGCAGGGGCTTCGAGTTGAGGTTGTCGGCCCGACATATCCGCTTGGTACGGAGTCATGACGACCATCTTCTGAACTTCGGGTGCTGATGCTACCTTGCTGGTAACAGAGTATTCGTGCTTGTTGATAAACCGCACAGGCGTGAACAGAATGGATTGATTGTCGTTGTCTTCGTTGAAGGACAACTTGGTCACCACGTAGTCCAAGCTCTTGCCGTTGTTCGACAGGTACTTGCAGTAGGTCTCGAATGGGTGGGTGCGGTCATCCACGCTTTCACCAAACAAAGACTTAGAAGCCAGATTCATTTGATAGACTTCGCCTTCCAGAGAAGTACCAAAGTCTTCTTCAAGCGTCACAGCAATGCGGCGTGAGTAGCGGCAAGCTTTGGAGTTGCCCTGACCAGAGCCCTTGATGTTTTGAGCGCAACTATCGCAACGATCGGATTGGGGCTTAGCCGCACCTTCGTCTGGGGTACGACCATCGTTCGAGAAGCAGTCAGGCGCAGTGGGTTCTGCGTCGGCAGTCCACATCTTTGCATAGAAGATTCGCCCAACGTGCGGCGATGCGTTGACAACCACGACGTTCAAGTCGCCTTTGATTTTGCCCATTTCTTCTTTGCCGACAACCTTGCGGAAGATGCCGTTCTTGGGCACGATGCGCTTGACACCGGTCTTACCAGCCAATTGTTTGGTAAGGGCACTGACACCTGCGGTTTGCAGAAAGTCGGGGAGGTCTTGATCTAACACTGTTAGGTTACTCATTTCATTGTTCCTTTGCACGTCTAACTACCACGGAATAAGAGTTCTCCACGTTGAGACCAACGGGGAGTTTGTTTGGATTCTCTTGAAGAAACGCCTTCATGTTTGTTTGATGAATGCGCTTCTCTAACAGGCCGAATGCACCCTCATCTTCGATGAAGTCGTACATTGAATCCCAATCGTTCGTCCAGTACCGTGACTTTACCAAGCGAATGATTGTGCCGTGTGGGGTGCGAACGCTGTCGGCGTTCAGTGTTTTGCAAGCTTCAAGCATCTGTTCTTCGAGCACTTTGAGCTGGGCTTCAAGGCTCTCGTCTTCTGCTTCAAACTTTTGCTTCAACGCACTACGTGCGTCTCTGATCTTGATGTACACCTTTGCTAAGGTGTCCAAGTTGGGGGAGTTTTCCCCCTGAACCGCAATGTCCATAACTCACTCCTTTTTGTTTTGGAACGCTATCGTATCACAACTTTTGACATTGTCAAGAGTCGTTCGATAATTCTTGTCGATAAAGTTCAATTATTTTTTGGTGGTTGCGTACGTTGCTACGTAGCATCGAATACATACGGTCTTCAATGCTGCAACCCCTGATGTGAACAATCGTCATGTTGTTCACCTGACCGGGTCGGTCAATCCGTGCGTTGGCTTGTAGATAAGTCTCAACACTTGTGCATGGAGCATACCAAATAATTGTGTTGGCTTCGGTAAGGGTAAGCCCGTGGGATGCAGCTTGCGGTTGTATGATAAGCACTCTCGTTGCTGGGCTGCTCTGAAACCGCTTGACGATGTCGGCACGGTTGTTCACGCTCACGTCACCGTTAATGACTTCGTTCGTAATACCCGCTTTGCCGAGGTAGTCGGCGAGCACTTTAATGCTGTGGGTGAACGGTACAAAGATCAACACCTTATGGCTTGACTCGTCGACCACTTCCTTCACAACCTTGAGTCTGTCCGATACGTCAAAGTCCACAACTGATCCGCTGTCGGTGTACACCGAGCCACACGCAATCTGCAAGAGTTTATTGATCTTGACTGCGGCGTTGACTGCTGAGACTTCTTCCCCTGCGGCGTCTATGAGCATCTCGTCTTTTAGCTTCTTGTAGTACGCCCTTTGCTGTGCTGTCATAGCTGCATCACGGTACATATACGTGACCGGGGGCAAGTCCAAGCACTGAGCTTTCTCAAACCGTATCGCAGGCTGTAACGCCTTGTGCACAATTAAATCCGCAGTCGGCTTCGGAACCCACCGATACTGCGTAATCTGTTGCATCACTTGATCTTTGAAGTGCGAGAAGAATTGAGGTACGTTCGTTGGGTTGACCAGCTTTGCTAATCCGTAAGCATCCGCAGGTGACTGAGCTGCGGGTGTACCTGTCAGCATCCACAAACCCTTGATAACTTTTGTTAGATCACGCAGAGCTTTCCACCTGTCGGTCTGGGCGTTCTTGTAGGCAGACGCTTCGTCGACCACAATTAAATCAAAACCCCCTGCAAGAATCTCCTTCTTGCATATAGCCACGCCGTCAAAGTTAATGACGACGAACTCGGCCATGCCGTTGATGATCTCTTTGCGTTTAGCGGCAGAGCCGTAAGCCACTGCACACGTACGATGAATGGCAAACTTGAACAAGTCGGCTTGCCACGCAGACTTCATGATCGACAAGGGGCATATCACTAACACTCGCTTTACTGCTCTAATACTCATTAAATAATCAACGGCCCAAATTACTGATGCCGTCTTACCTGTACCCTGTTCGTTAAAGCAAAACGCTTTGCGGTTGGAGATCAGGAACTCTGCTGTGGTCTTCTGATGATCGAATGGTGTGAACCCATGAGGTCTAGGCCATTCGTATTCTGATAGGTTCATTTTTTCTTTGGTCGGTTTACTTTCACCGTGTGGTCACTGTTTCGGCTAAACGAACGGTTCGCACTTGGTGATTTAAGTTTGAGGTTGGACTTGGAGTTTGAGCCACCTTTGCTAAGGGGAACCACATGGTCGATGTCTTTTCCAGCACGGTTGACACCCTTCTTGTCCATTTCGTTTCTTGCTCGTTGGCGTTCCATTCGATCTTCATGTTCTCCTCTTTCAAGCTGCTGCTTGTATTCCTTCTTGTAGGGTCTAGGTTTATTGACGTAGGGCATAGTTAGCTCCTGTTGTATTCACACGTTTTCACCGAGCAGAATTTGCACAGTGGGCCTTGGATGGGATTCCAGACACCATTATCCAATGCGGCCTCAAGCCGTGCAACGTCCTGCGCAGGGGACTCAATATACTTCGGGATCATTTCACGATGATGATCCTTCTTGACGAATTCTTTCGAAACGACGAATAACAGGGCGCTCTTGATCGTCTGCACCGTTGGGTATAAAGCGAAAAGCCCACAAGCGACAAGATCGAGTTGCTTCACGTCCGCATATCTCGCACTCTTGCTCGTTTTGTAGTCCACCGAATAGGCCAGCTTCTTCTCCTGATTGATAACTACCAAATCGGCTATCCCATGCCACCAGACATTCGGTGCACTGAATGTGCAAGCTTCCAAGTCCTTCGTCAGACCCAGCTTCACTTCGCATAACTTTTCTCCTTCTATAGCATCCAGTTGTTTAAGTGCTGGCTGCATGTATTCAAACGCTTCGGGGATGGCCTTGCCGTCCCTTACAAATTCTTCAGCCACCGTATGCGCTTGCTTGCCATACAGCGTTGCCTTCGTATCAGGCTCAACAACATCCTTGGCTACCTTGGTGTGGTAGTACTTCCTTGGACATTGTTGAAATGTCTTCAAGCTGCTGTATGACCAAACAATACTCATTTAACAATCTCCGTAACTTTTACCTGAACCTGATTCGCAGTTGAGCGGCAACTCAAGCGCCCAGTTGGGGCGCAGGCGCATACACAATTCAACGTATTCTCTAGCAGTATCAACCTCCTGCTCCGGGGCGATACACGCAATGGCATCGTGCACCGTCATGACCACTTTGTATTTCTTCGCAACCATCAGCATCTGATCGCCGATGATGATGCGGGCTAATGCTTGGCAGACATTCTCGATTACCTTCCCGCCGTAGATGCGATTGGGAATAACGGCTCGGCCTTTCTTGGTGTCGTAGACCAGCTCGGCACTACCGTCCTCATCCTGACGTAGCCGCAAGTTGGGGTACTTGATATACAAGCCGTTAGGCAGTCGGATGCCCTTGCTACCCTCAACGATCAGCAGACCCTCTCGGCCTAGTGTCGTTTGTTGATTCTCAAGCACTGCTTTGAGGGATTCTGCCGCTTTGCGCCATAGTGCAGTAATTTTCGGATAAGTACTTCGGTATGTATCAACGATTCGCTTAGCCTCCTCGACCTCGATTTCAACACCAAAATTTTTAAGTTGCTTCTGAAACTTCGCCGCTCCCATGCCGTAGCCTGCACCAAGAATCGTAGTCTTCCCGACGAATCGTTCGTCTTTGGTGATCTCCGAAACGGGCTTGCCGTAAATCGCCGACGCCATAATCTTGTAAACATCTTCTCCCCTTTCAAAAGCTTCTACTAAATCATCCTGCCCAGCCAGCCATGCCAGCGTACGTGCTTCAATCTGCGATGAATCCGAGTCGATCATCATGTAGCCCTGCGGGGCTTGTATCGCAAACTTCAAAGGTGAACTGCGTGGTAGGTTCTGCAAGTTAAGCTTGTCGTCCCCGCCCCAGCGTCCGGTGTGTGCAGCGTAGTAACGTAGGGGCACAGGCAGTGGGCCTCGCTCTGATATGCCTAGGAACCGCTCAGTCCGAGTCTCTTCCAACGTAGACTTTGTACCTAGTCGAGCAGCCACAAGATTCTGCACCACGGAGCTTTCGTGATCCAGCAGTGCAATAAACTCCTCATCCGTCTTAGAGAACGCGTAAGTTTCTTTGCCCGTCGTTGGGCTCTTCTTCATTGGCGGATCAACTCCAAAGTTAAGAAGCAAGTTGGCAAACTGCGGGTTGCTCATCAATGTATCTTTGTCGAAGTCTCTAAGCAACTCTGCTTTTTTAGTCTGTGTCGTATACAGGTGCGCCTTCAGGCGGTCGGCCTCTAACTCCAGCGTCGGCTCCGTAAACATACGGATGGTAAGATCAATTAGTCGCAACTCTGTCGGCGGGAAGTCGGCGCTCATTGCGTTGAACAGTTTCCATGTCAGGGTCACATCGTTTTTGCAGTATTCGCCATACGTTGCTAGATGCTCAGGGCTAAAGTCGTCCCTGCGCAAACCCTTGGCGTCCTCCACCTCAGTGCCCTTGACGCCGAGCTTGTAATGTTGAGCTAGTACTTTGAGACTTCCGCCTACTTCCGTACCGTGAACTGCTCGGCCCATCGACAATGTGTCCAACCATCCCTTTGGGTGAATGCCAAACAGCTCATGCAGAATAAAGCCGTCAAACATGGCGTTGTGCGCAAGCGCAAGCGAGTGGGCCCAGTCGTAGCCTTTGAGGAACTGGTATAGCTCGTCCTTTGAGCCACTGAACCAAACTGGTTCGCCATCGTTTTCCTGCACGGCCACGCCGATCACTTGGAACTGAAGGTCTCTTACATATTCCTCAGTAGTGAGCTTCGTCAGGCTGAACGACTGTGAGTAGTAGGTTTCAAAGTCAATGGTGAGGATATTCATTTGATCCCCATCGTCCGTGCAACGGCATCCATAAACCCACCGCTTTTTTGTTGCTCGGCATGGGATTGATATGTGGCGTCCTTATTCCATTGTGGGTCGCTTCGAAGGATTGAATTTTGCAACGCTTGGTTTTGCAGTTCTATGTTTTGCAGGGCCATGTTTTGCTTTACTGCATTCATCAGCCTAGGATCATTCCACCCAGACGGATAGGCCCCCTTGAGTGTTTTCTCTTCTTCCTCTTTTGGTTCCGCAAGCAAAGACTTAACGGTTTCTCCAGAAAAAGCTTGTTGTCGAAACTTGGCAAACGCTATGCGCAGTTGTTCGATGTCCTCGGCATCCATAAACCAAAAGGCGTTGCCATCATTGCGCCCAGCAAAGTAGTCGTCCAACATATCAGCTATGTGTGAAAACTTACCCTTACCAAAGAACTCCTCTGCGTTGGACTCCATACGCTCAATCAAAATTTTTACGCCGTCATTCATACCCACTCTCTTTCTTTAAAAGTTTTACATACCCACTTAGCCGTTCAAGGCCCTCTTCATCAACCATGATGGTGATTCCACCAGCATCGTGAATCTCTCGAAAGTTTTTTAGTTGTAGTGCTGTCATCTTGCCGCCGTTGGCTTTGGCTTCAATCGCTAGGAACGAACCATCAACGCAGCAGAGAAAATCTGGGACTCCGGCATTGCCGAAACCTGAACCGATAGGCATCGCATAGTAGACGCCGTGTTCTTTGAGTATGGCCTTGATCTTTGCTTTGACCTTGGCCTCGGGGGTTTGTGCCATCTAACACTCCATAGAATTTATGGGCAGACTATAGCACAGCTTTTTACTTTGTCAAACGCAAGACGAAAAAAAGCCGCCCGAAGGCGGCAGTGTTAACCCTAACATTGTTAGTCGGCCTTCTGACCTCTAACGTATTCTTCAAGCACCTCACGCATTTTGGCTTGCTTGGTGTAGGGGAAGTTGGAATCAAAGTAATCCATAACTTCTTTCGACAAGCGGATACTTGTGCATATCAAAGCAGGCTTCTTTCCCGGCCCTCGCCCCTTGCGCTTTGGCTCGGGTTTTAAAAATTCAATTCCTGTTGTCATTTCTTTTCCTCTGGTTTAGGGCAGTTAGGTGGAACCTCAACGGCACACCATACAGCAGCCATTGGCGAACCTCGTAGTTTGACCCAACGATCTACATAGGTATCGACCATAGATCGCAAGGCAACTTTTATTGAATCGTTCTTCACGCCCAATGCTTTAGCTATCTCACTGACCATAAGGCCATCAGGATTCTGAAGTAGCAACTCCCTAATTGCTTTATGGTTTGAGTGTCGCATCCAATTCCTCAATGTGGTCGTCCATCTCTTTAAAGAACTTCTCACGAACGGTCTTGTCTCGGATCAAAGCCCCGACAAACTTAGCGTGGCTCTGCTCTTTCTCATGAATACGTAAGGCAAACGCTGTGGCTAAGATAGCCCACGTAAGCAGAAACATATCGGCAAAAGTTAATTCAATCATTTGTTTCTCTCCTTGTTAATCCCTGCCATGAATCCTTTGTCCCATGCCTTCGCCCAGCAGATGCACCACAGGTCGTAGTAGCCACGGTTAAGCGGGAAACCAAAGCCTTCTTCTGAAAACATGGCCTTCACGTCTTTGCGCTTTATGAACGACTCCCACGAATTGTCTCGTTCACGGTTCATTAGTGGCACATCATCAAACAGTCCTTCAGTCATTCTGTTTCTCCTGAATTAAGCATTTTTAAACTTCCAACAGTTTCGTTGCCGCAGCCGTCGCCGTCGCCGAAGCCGTTGCCGTTTCCGTAGCCGTAGCCGTAGCCGTTGCCGTCGCCGTAGCTGTAGCCGAAGCCGTAGCCGTTGCCGCCGTAGCCATCGTCGCCGTCGCCGTCGCCGTTTCCGTAGCCGTAGCCGTCGCCGTCGCCGTAGCCGTAGCCGTTGCCGTTGCCTATTGGCCTAAACATTAAAGCCCCCAATCATCTGCAACGGGAACGCAAAACACTTCTGCATTTTGAGGCAGGTCAACACCTTGCGGTAATGGTTTGATAATTGCTTTATCGCTCTTTGGATTAGCAATTACGCCATCAAATCCAATTGATTCCCATCGGAATAACCAAACGGCTCGGCTCAGTTTAATGCGTCCATTTTCTCGATTTACATCTCCTGCGAAAATCCAGCCTCGATCAACCACAATTACAGCGCGAATGCCGGTTGGTGCAGGTTGTACGGAATCGGCGCGAACATAATCGACGCCATTGATAGAGATGGTTTCATTTTTCATTTCAATTTCCTTTGTGGTTTGGTTAATCATTCTGTTATTCCTGTTGCATCCAGCGCCATGCGTAAGGCTTCGTCTTTAGTCATGTGTTCTTCTCCTTGAGTTTGGCTTCGATGCGTCTTGCGTAAACATCAATGGTCTGTGTTGGCAAACCTTGTAAGCATTCTTGTATTTCCTCATCCGTCAGCCCAACCCATGTGCGCTGTGGTGACAACATTTTTTGAACATCCCCACACATTACTTTGATTGCGTTGTAGCCTTCAGGATCATTGCTGTCTGCAAGTTCATAAGCCTCTTGCATAATCCTGATTCTGATGGGTTCAAAGTCTTTGTTGCTCATCCACCCCACAGGCTCCTGCACAGGTGCTGCAAGGGCTTGCTTAATGGCGGTGATGGCGTTTTCCTGCCGCTTTCTTTGACCTTGAAGGGCAGGCGCATAGTCAGAATCGTCTGGGGCAAGTTCTTTCAACGATCTAAGCGCCAGCTTCAATGCTTCGTCTTTCATGTGTTCTTCTCCTCGGCGTAGCCGTTCTTTTGCTTGAGTTTGGCTTCTATGGCGCGTTGCTCAGTTGCATACTCACGCACCGCTTTTGCCAATTCCTCAAATGCGTTGTCTTGCGCGGCTGGTTGTGGTGTGTTCTTCTCCTCGGCGTAGCCGTTCTTTTGCTTGAGTTTGGCTTCAATCGCTTTAGCAAAAGTCGTTGGCAACGGCATTACGTCTGTGCGTTCTTTGTATAACTTATTCCAAACTTCAATCATGTCCTCATATGTCAGCCCAATCCATTCACGCTTGGCCATCGCGTTGACTGCTTTGTCTACGCTTGATTGCATTTGCTTTTGCATACCATCAATGAAGCCACGCTCGTATTCGCTGGCGTGCTTTCGCCAATCATCGTTGATCTCTTTGAGTATCTGCTTACCCAGATTACTCTTCTTCTCAATCTCGTTGAATGCTTCGTCCATTTCGGGTGTCCAGTCGTCCATGTCTTACTCCTGTGAAGTTCCCATGATCCTATGCTCCTGAAAGCGTACGGTTTTCTTTAGTTTTAAGTTTTCCTCTTTGAGCCTTTCCACTTCGCTTTGCAGTCGGTTTAACCGGCTTGACGCTTGGTCGATCCAGTCTTTCACTTCTTGCGGCATCTCGTAGAGCCTTTCGGGCTGCTTTTTCTGCGGCTCGCTCTTCTTGGCGGATACGCTC